CCGAGATGTCCATCACTTCATGATAACCACCTATCCAATCAAGTGTAGCGTTGGTTAATCCTTTCGGATCGTAAACCAAACGTAATCTACCCTTGTGAAATTTGGAACAAACAACTTGAACACGCACTTTAATGCTACCTCTCCAATATTTAAAAGGTTGGGCAGCAAAGCACATAGGTGTCATAACCATTTGTTCTTCTGCAGCAATAGTCTGCTTTCCAAATAACGCCGGTGACACCCTTAGACTAGCTAAGTGTGTACCTTGTGACTCAGAAGTAGACCAAGCGGTGGAAGTCAAATATGAGTAACGTGATGCTATCGAATTAATCGTTAGATCATCACCTCCAGACCCATAGCCTGTGATTCTTGGATCAATTGTCGTTTCTTGCTTCGGATCAAAAGATAACTTATCAACCGCTTCCTCAATCGAGGAATTAGCAATATTGCCAACGAATGTGGGTCTGTACTTACGCACAGGTTCAACATTCACAGGACGACTATATCCAAATAATTTCGCGATCCCTCCGATCGCGTTCGCTCCCATTTGCGTGGCTAAAGCAAACGGAGCGATCTCAGGTACAGTAGTGAGATAACCTGCCCAGCGAGCAATAGAAGTTGCCGGCTTGGATATGATTCCATCTCCATATTCATACTTCTTACCAGATTGTGAAACTAATTGAGTGGTAGAACCACTTAGAACCACATCCGGTTTGAAATGAGCAAATACTGTAATCCTAACTGAATCTGTTTCGCCACTGGCCATGCCAAGGCGTCCGAAACTGCTCAATGTCAATTCTCCCATATCATCAACCTTGAAACCATCTGTCAATTCTAACCATGTTTGGTCATAAACAAATGGTAATTCCATTTCCCCTCCAACACTGTCGGAAGGGTCAAAAAGAATATGAGGTCTCTGGGAATATGTAACATTGTCAATTACCGGAGCAGATCCAGGTGTTCGCAATGGTTGATTACCCGAAATCAAGGGATTGTAAGACAAAATTCCTTTACCATAATGGTATTGGGTGCCGTTAAGCATTAATGT